ATACAACATTGCTCAACGAAAATGATTCTCTTGCTGAGCAAAAACAAAAATACGATGAACTAACCAAATCTATTCAGCAGACAACAGCTGAAAAGATAATAGCTAAGAAAACTGAGGAAGCCTATAACCAAAGGTCTGCTACACAAAGTAGTGCTTTAGAGAGTTTGCAAGATCAAGCTGGTAACGCGCGATACATATCAGGAACTAACTACAGTCCTACAACAGGAGCTCAAACTTATGAGTGGAGTGACTCAGAGAGTATTCAAGGAGCTTCCAAAGAATTTTGGGAAATGATGGAAGCCTTCACACTGGAGGAGATTCAGAAGATGAAGGATCTGACAGGCAAGGAATATGGTACAGCATTCAATCAGTTGATTAGCGATATGGAGGGCAAATTGAAGAATGTTCTTGGTGCTACAGATGGGGAATTGGATGGGTTTCGCAATTCACTGATACAATATGCTAACGATATTGCCCAATCGGAGAGGGCGGCAGCTCAGGAAATTAACCAAGTTAAGAGTGAACTTGAGAAATTTATAACCACGGCTAAGAAAACCGATGTGTCAACACCTGTAGACTATACCAAAATGTCTTTCGAGGAACTGAAAGAAGCTGCTACCAATGCAAGGAAGGAGATAGAAAAGATCAATGGAAAGACGGTCCGTCTGGATGTTGATATGACCAGACTAAAGGAGCTTCAAGGAGTTTTGACACAGGTAGATAAAGTTACAAAGGTCAAGGATGAAAGCCTGAATACCGAAAGTGATATAAACGCCAGGATCAAAACTTTGAAAGAGGAGAAAGAACAGGCTATTATCGGAGGTGCTGAGTATAAGAGACTCGAAACTGAGATTGCAACCTTACAGGACAAGTTACCTAAAACAGGAGAACAGGCAGCTCAGAAGATGGAAGCTTTGAATCAGAGACAAATCGAAGCTCAGAGGGCTGCAGAAGAAGCTCGGATTGCAACCATGGAAGAAGGCTTTGCTAAACGCAAGGCGGTTTTGGCTCTCCAACACCAGCGAAGTCTGGATCAGATTGACAAGGATGAAAAAGAGCTGATAGCTGCCAGAAAGAAAGCTGGCAAAGGCGGTCTCTCAGATAACGAACAGCAAGGCTTTGCAGATCGTAGAGAAGCGGAAAATGCAACTTTCCAAAGGTCCCAAAGCAAACTCTTTGATGGTGAGATTGAATACAAGAAGAAACAGTACGAACTATATTTCCAATGGGTTAAGAATGTCGGCAAGAGTGTCGCTGACTCTCATTTTGCAACATTGCTAAAACAAGGAAGTTCATTCTCAGGATGGGTTCAGTCTCAGATTACAGAGCTGGAGGCCAAACAGAGCATGAATCCGGAATCCTTTTCAGACGGTGATGCAAATGCTCTCAATCAGCTTAAGGGGCAATATAATGAGCTTACAGGTGCTAAATCGGCTATGGATCTATTCAGAGAGAGCGTGGAACAAACAATAGGACAAGCTGGAACACTTGCCGAAAAACTTCAGGCTATTGCGGATCTGAAAGACCAGCTAAACAATGATGGTTTTGGGTTGAATGAGGACGAAAAAGTCCAAGCTGCTTATTCTCTGGATGAGCAGGACGCTGAATACCAGAAAGAGCTCAGACAGCGAATCCTCAATGACTATCAGACCTATGAGGAACGTAAAAGATCTATACAGGCCGAATATGCTGCCATGAGGCTGACCGATGTAGCGAGGAATAATCAGGAGATACTCGATAAACTGAATGAGGGAGAAGCGGCAGCTTTATCTTCCGTCCAAGCGGAGCAGCTTCAGGCTTCTGACAACTGGCAAAACCTATTCAGGAATCTTGATTACATGACAGCTCGAGAGATCCAAAAGCTTGTCGATGCGATCGAGCATGATATGAAAAACGCCAAACTCAGCCTGTCACCTGTAGATTATCAAGCTCTGACCAATAGTCTTAATGAGGCCAAGAAGAAGATCACTACATTGAGTCCTTTCAAGTCTTTGGGTGATAATTTCAAAAAATATCAGAAGTCTCTGAAAGATCTCAGACAGGCAGAGAAAGAAAACTTGAGCAAAGAAAAAACAGAGGAGTATAGGCAGAATGTGATTAACTCAGCGAAGCAATGCACGGCTGCAATAGGTCAGATCACACAGACTACAGGCTCCATAGGTAGCACTATTGCTGGTGTTGCAGATAGCTTTGGTGCTGATGGTAGGACGTCAGCTGTAATTCAGGGCGTGACAGGAGCTCTTGAGGGTGCTGGTAAGGCTGCTGGTGGTGTAAGTAAGATTATGTCCGGAGACCTTATTGGTGGTATTACTGATGTTATCTCTGGTATCGGTGATTTCATTATGTCTCTGAACGGTATGTCTGATGCCCTTCATGAGGAGAATATTAAGGACCTCCAAAAAGAGATAGATGCTTTGGCCGAATCTTATGATGATCTTGGAGACAGTATAGAACACGCGTTTTCTTCGAGCAAAGCAGATCTGATAAAGCAACAGAATGAAAACCTGAAAAAACAGAATGAGCTGATCAAACAACAGATCCAAGAGGAGGAGGACAAGAAAAAGACTGATGAGGAACGTATCGAGGACTGGAAAGATCAGATCAAGGAAAACGAAAAACAGATAGCCGAAAATGAGAAGTACAACATTATTGAGGCTATTATGGGTACTGAGGTTCAGTCGGCTATTGATAGTTTAGCAAATGCCTATGCAGATGCCTGGACTAAAGGATCTAAGGCTGCTGGTAAATCTGCTGATACCGTAAAGAATCTGATTAAGACGGCTATTATCGAGCAACTGAAGAACAAGCTCCAGCCAGAGGTCGAAACATTCATGAATTACCTATCCAATGCCTTACAGGATGGTATCCTATCTGAGTCAGAGGAGAACATGATCAGTGAGTATCAGAAGAAGATGGATGATATCTCACAAAAATATCTTGAGAAGGCTGGCAAATGGTTGGATACTGAGGAAGAAGATGCTTTATCCGGAGCTGTCAAGAGTATGTCAGAGGAGACAGGAGGAATCTTGGCTGGACGCATGAATGCTGTAGTGATTAATCAGTCAGCACAGCAGAGAATCATGCAAGATAGTTTGATATATCAAGCCCAGATAGCACAGAACACACAACTGAGTGCTCAGAAGCTGTCAAGTATTGATGACGCGGTGAAACGATTGGAAAATAGAGAAAGTTCGTTGCTTTCTCAAGGAATATCATAAAATGGAAGTAGTAGAACAAATAAAGCGTGACGGAATCCAGTATAACCTATGCCGTCTGTATCAGGCTAAACTGAAACAGGATCTTTCGGTTAAGGATTTGGCTGATCTGTATTTCAGGGGGATGGATTTCTGTGTTGAACATGATTTTCCGACAGTTCAGTTCATGAAAGAACATTTCAAAGGTAGAAGTGAACAGTATGGTGTGTATGTGGAAGATCAGGCGGTTAAGTCAAGGAATCAGAGTCACGTTGTGATGATAGGTGACTGCAACGGAGAGCTGGAGTATGACGGTTTCTCTGTTTCACGTGTCTATATCAGACACACCTCTAAAGCTAAAATAATGGTCCTGGGATACGCTAACCTATCCGTAGATATATATGACAACGCACAATTAGCTATTGCTGTGGCTGGCTCAAAGGCTAAGGTGCTTGTGAACGTCTATGGCAACGCTAAAATCCATAGTACAGGCAAAGTCAAAATAAACTATAAAAACAACGATTAGTTATGGACACGAACCTTAAATTATACCTTCCATTCGATCAGATGGAGAATAGTGTGTCAGCTGATTTTACTCCAGCCAGACACGATGCAACAATTACAGGTAATTCAGAGCTGACGAGCGATCATGCGATCAAAGGACAGGCTATTGATCTTAAAGGCGGTACAGCGGTATCTACGTATGATATACCGTACAGTTCTGATTTCTCTTTGACCTGTTGGGTACGTCCGACAGCCAACCGTATAGGATGGCTATTGAATTTCTCAGGTCTCGACAACTATATCGAGCAGTGGCTTCCTGTTAATCAGGATGAATGGAGTTTCCTTGGATTTGTACGTAAGGGTGGAAGCTTTACTGTATACCTCAACAATAATGTTGTGGCTCAGCATAGCATAGAGAGTAATCCAATAGGCCTGTCAGTCAATGAACCTGGGCTTGTGGAGAGCTGGGGATGCTTGGATGATATCCGTGTATATGACAAGGCTTTGAGTGGAAGCGAAATAGCAACTATCCAAAACCGAAACGAAGACGTAGAATACTACGTAGATGGCGTAAATTTCAAAGAGTATGGAGTTCATGTATCCTCATCAGTGGGATTGGTAGGTCAGCTCGAAAGAAAAGAAGGTCTGTCTGTGGAGTGGGCAGATTTCCATGGTAAGGTAGTGGATAGGACACGTCCAAGATTCAGGGAACGTAAAATCACTTTGGACTGCTTTGTGGAAGCTGCTTCCAGAACAGACTTTGTTCTCAAGGTCAATTCCTTCTTTGCGAAATTCTGTACTTCTGGATCTCAACGTCTGAAAGTGGAATATGACGGCACGGCAAAGCCTTTGGTGTATGAGGTCTATGTTAAGGATAGAATAGATCCTACAAAGACATGGGGAACCTACAATGCACAGCTTATGGTTGGGACATTCAAGCTGATATTGGAAGAAGATGAACCAGTCAAAAAGGTAGTCCGTTTTGTTGGCTCAGGAAACTGCACAATTGGTTTCACCTCGAACAAGAAATGCAACATCTATTGGGGTGACGGAACGCACACATACAACCTATCAGGAGCCGTATCGCAAACGCACAACTTCGCTACAGCTGGAGAGTACGATATCATAATCACTGGCATTATTGAGGATATTACGAACTTTTCGACTAACGGTATTGTGATATGGAACAAATTACAATAATCAAACGTGATGGCACCACCATTGAAGCTTTCTCAAAAGAGCCTTTCTCAACAGCTTCTTCGCTGTCTCAGAGCAAGGCTCTGATGAGTGACGATACAGTCAAACTTACTCTGAGGACGGCTCAACCGTACTCATTCGGTAAGGGTGATAAGATCATGGTTGATGGTGAGGAGTATAAGATACGTACCCAGCCAGAGAGGGAACTGCAATCAGACGATGATTACATCCATAATCTAACGTTCTATGGAGTAATGTACGATCTGATGAAATGCCAGTTCCGAAATTGTGATGCCTATGGCAACAGTACAAAGGCAATATTTGACCTCACATACTCATTGCTGGATTTCGCCAAGGTGATAATCTATAACATGAACAGGGATAATCCTGGTGAATGGTTACTTAACGAAAACAACGTTCCAGATAAGGAACCTATAACAATCAGTTTCTCGAAGAATAATTGCCTTCAGGTACTACAGGATCTATGTTCAGAAGATAAATTTGACACAGAGTTTCGGATAACACAGAGTAATGGCGTTAAAACTATCCATATAGGCCAATTCGGCTCTGTGGTTACTCCTCCTTCTGGATCAAGTTATTTTGAATGGGGCAAAGGTAATGGGTTGTTTCAGCTCACAGAGAAGAAAGTTGATGATAAGGCTATAATAACAAGGCTATGGGCTGAAGGTGGAACAAAGAATATCAAGAGTGGTTACAGGGATTATTCAGATCGCCTTCAGTTCCCATATCCTCAGAGAGTAAATGCGAGAGCACATACGCTATCTGATGGTACTGTCATAGCGGCTGGATCCCAGACAATAGGCATATCTAACGATGCTCAACGTTATATGGAGGATACGGTCATGAGTGCCGCAATGGGTGTAGAAGAAGATACTCAGACCTATGATGATATCTATCCTCAGCGTACAGGTGTTGTTTCAGCATTGGGAGCTTCTGTCTATGAGTTTGTGGATTCCTCAATGGATTTTGATCTGAATGAGACTGATGAGTCCGGCAATACCAAGTATCTGATCGCTGACACAAGTGCTAAAATCACTTTCATAACAGGAAAACTTGCTGGCCAAGAACTTGAGCTATCTAAATATACTCATAGCACACATACCTTCCAAGTTAAGAAATATACCGATGAGCGTGGGCTGTCTATCCCAACTGCCGATTCTGAGGCCTTCAGAATTGCCATAGGAGACAAATATAAGATCACTGATATAAATATGCCAGACAGCTACGTTCAAGCTGCTGAGGAGGATTTGTGGTACAAAGCTTTGGATTATTTCCTTCAAGCGAAACAGGCAAGGGTGAATTATGAGCTGACTTTCGATAGAGCGTATTTCCTCGAGAATATGCCACAGGATAGTTCAACGTGTATATTCAAGGTTGGGGACTATGTGCCAGTCAAGGATACTCGATTCGGAATTGAAAAGAACATCCGGATACAGAAGGTATCACGTAATCTATTGCTGGAACATGATTACTCATTGACACTGAGTGACACAACTGCAATCAGCGTAGTCAGTCAGACAGTGATCAACGTGATTGAGCATGAGAAGATTATTCAGAGCAACAATTTGAGAGATCTCGGCAAGGCTAAACGTGGATGGAGAACAACTGAGGAACTCCGTAACATGGTATATGATCCTGACGGATATTTCGATACGGACAATATACGTCCTAACAGCATTGATACCAATATGCTAACTGTAGGCAGCAAAAGCCAGCAGTTTGTGCTGACAGGTGTTGTGTTGGAAGCGAATAAAGGAGGCCTTCCTAATAAGTTCAGTGCGAGTGCTGGTGTCCTGTCACATCTGACAATATTGGAGGACAGTGTTGTTACATGGAATATGAGTGCAACTGAGGTAACTCTGTCTGATAATGGAGGCTATTATGTATTCGCCAAATGCTCTAAAAACGGCCCTTCAGGCGTTTGGCATATTACACAAACTCAGATCAAGACCGAACCAACTTCAGATCCGAACAACTATTATTTCCAAGTGGGTATTATTGGTAGTTTGCTGTCTGCATTCAGAGATTTTACAACTACCTATGGCTTTACAAGGATCAATGGAAATACTATTACTACAGGAAGGATAGTTACCAGTGATGGCGGAAGCTATTTGGATCTTGATGATAATAAGTTCAAGATAGGTGATTCCTCAAAATCTGTATCGTATAATGAAAATGGTGATGGTAAGCTGATCCTCAAGAATGTAGATATAGATTCAGGAGCTGGAGATCCTGTTCACCTGGGAGTATATAGAGGGACCTACAACAATTCAACTATTTATTACCAAAATGATGAGGTAAGCTATACGTCAGATGGAGAAACCTGTACGTATCGTTATATCAATTCTCAGGCGAGTTCTGGTCATGTGCCTACCAATGTTACCTATTGGCAAGTGGTCGCTAAGGGAAGGCAGGGTTCTGGCGGTCAGGATGGAGACTTCTTTGAGTATCGTTTTGCTGTCAATGGATCCAGGACAACGCCACCGTCTCTTGCTCAGACAACGAGAAACCCTGCTGGATGGGCAACAACACAGCCAGCCGTTGGATCACTGCAATACCTGTGGTGCACCATAGCAAAGATCAAAGGAGAAGATAATACTCTCCTCCAGAACTGGAGTACACCTGTTAGAATAACTCCTTACGATGGTGAGGACGGTGCAAGTCCGGCAGGTGTACCGAGAGGTACGTATAGTGCTGATGCAACAGTCTTATATTATGGTAACTCACATAGGGTTGATATTGTCAAGTACAATGGTACATACTATGTGGCAAGGATAGATGCTCCTGGAGGAGAGGCCGGATTCAACCAGTTACCAACGAATGTGAATTACTGGAATACCTTTGGGGCACAGTTTGAGAGTATCGCTACAGGGCTTCTATTGGCTGAACAGGCAACAATAGATAATCTGATAGTAAGACTTCTTAAAACAGCAGATACAGGACGGAGGATAGTAGCAGAAAATAATATTCTCTCAATGTTCAACGCCTCCAATCTACAAAAGCTGAAGATTACAGGAGATTCTATCTCTATTGATGCTCCAACGTCTGAATATCCGCTTCAATTTGTAACGTTCAACAACAGACATACCGAAACATCAGGATCCGGATCAGGGACTCTCAATCATTGTTTATTCACGGTGGCTTCAGCTGGTACGCCAGTCTCTATTCCGGCAATCAGTGTTGTATATATGGGTGATGATGCCTTCATCACAAGCATGAGTGCAACCATTACATTGCGAGATTCTAATGACAATATCATTCAGACTCTTGCCTCCGCTTCACAATCTGGTGCAACCAATGTAAGTTATGCTGGAGGTAATTATACTTTGGGTGCTGGGAATTATAAGATCGTGACGTCTGTTAATTATGTATGGGATACAGGAGGACAAAGATTTCCAATGATATTCTTTGGCTGCTCGAGTGCTTCGTCAGGGAATGTTGTTGTAACTTCTACAGCGCAACAAATGACGTCTATTGGGGCCAATGGCATTACGATACATCTGGGGAACTCATTCAGCGTGATCTTTGCGCTGGATAATAATTCGCAACCTATGGTGAGACTACAAGGAACCAATAGTAGCAATCAGATAATAGGGTTGGACGTAAGTTCGGCCGGAGTAAGAATTAATAGAGGTAGTGGGTGGACAGCATTATAGCATATATGGGATGGCTGGTCCCTGGAAACGGTAAAGATGAATGGCTGGTTCATCGTTACCTAACAATCCGTAATGTGTTCAATAAACACAACTTTTATTATATTTGCAGTACGTTTTATTAACTAAGTAAACTGATTCAGTATGAATGATCTAAGAATACTTTCACATG